CTGCAACTGCTGAGCCTCCTCCAAGAGCTTACGCTGCTTCCAAGCAGGGATATGCGAACCCATGCCGAGTGAAGAGGATTTCTTTTTCTTAATTTGCTTGACTGCCATAAAATTGGTTGTGGGAGGGAGAGGGGGTATAAGGTAACAACCACCCCCCACCTGGGTGGTCCCCACCCCCCGTGGTCCTATGCATTGAACTGCGATCCATTGGTCACCTATGCAAATAGCGGCTACTACAATAGCGCACTATCCTATTTAGACTGCCCTCCGAATGCACCAAGCAGATTACCGCTAATTGATAATTCCTTTCCGCCTTTGCCGGTGTGTTCTAGTGAAGCGCGAGCAACATATCCGCGGGTTCTTTCAAGCAACCAAGCGGAACCTTGCCAGCCATTACCGCACTGGCGTACGACGGAGGAGAGTTCTAGTTCTCCCTCCAACCTTGCAAGCTCAAGCTCATTAGCAAAGTCAGGGTTACGCTTCAAATAGTCCGCCCATCCACCAGCGTTCCCGCTTGGGAATCCCGCAAGGATTGCCACCCGCTCAAGGGGAATCCCAAGCTTGCAAGCTTCAATCGCTTTTTTTAGTTGCTCCACGGGAACAACTTTCTGCGGCCTCCCAACCTTCCGCTTTTCTTTCTCAACCCCCTCAGACATTGCATGTCCGACCCCTGAATTGATCGCCAGGTTTTTGCATTTTTGAATTTTTGAAACCGCCTTCGCCATGCCTCCCGATAGCTCTCTTTTCCCTTTTCTGTTTTCTTCTGTTGACTCCTGTTGACTTCTGCTGCATTTTCACCCCGTGCAAAACATTAATCTTATCACCGCAATTGACGAATCCATTGCCTTGGGCCGACCTGTGACCGTCGAAGTCTTCGACGTCGAAGCCGCTTCCCATTGGCTCAAACGCAACCAATGGGACGTGGATTGGGACAACATCGAGGGAACCATCACGATCTTTGGCGATCGGCCTTCGAAGTCTGACGAGCCAGAAAGTTGGGTTCTCTATCTTGTAGAATCCGTCACCGCCTAATTTCCCTACCTCAAAACACCATGAAAAAATCCCATAAACTCCGCGCATTTCTCGCGTTCCTCGCGTTGAATGCATTCTTGCTCCCGATCCTTTGGCTTCTGGCCGAAGCTTTGATCGGAGGTGCAAATTGAACGGCTTTGTAATCCACGAGGATGAGTCCCGTGTCGTGATCGCGACTGGCTTCTCAACCCGTTCGGACAATCGGAAAACCGGCGACATGATCCAAGTGTGGATCCTTGTGAAGCTTGTGGATCCCGTCCAAGCAATCAAGGAAGGGTTGGACCGTTTGATTTGTGGTTCATGCGTCCACCGAGGCGACGGGACCGGCGGCGGGCGTTCGTGCTACGTCAACGTAGGCCAAGCTCCTCAAGGGATTTGGCGAGCATGGAAAGCCGGCAATTATCCTCCCTTGCGTAGTCTCGAGGCTTTCACCGGAAGGAAAGTCCGTTTCGGCGCATATGGTGACCCCACCCATATCCCCTTACCCCTTGCGCTTGCAATCGCTGGTGTTTCAAGCGGTCACACCGGATACACCCATCAATGGCGCAAACCCAGTCTCCAAGCTTGGCGTTCCATCTTAATGGCCAGTGTGGATTCCATCGCTGAACTTGTGATCGCCCGTTCCATGGGCTGGTCAACTTTCCGTGTGACCCCGGATTTAGATCACCATAGTTTCGAAAAGCTATGCGCTTCGGATCGCGACGGGACGCCATGCATCGATTGCCAAGCCTGCGCGGGTGCCCGATCGGGTATTCGTTCCGTTTTCATTCCGGCCCATGGGACCGGCCGTCGGAATTTCATCGAAGCCCAAGCTTGAATTCTCCGGAGGATCCATCGGAAACGGTGGATTCTGCGGGCAATTGATGCCCAAGCAAAACATATGAAAGACATCCTTGAAACATTCAAACGCAATGCCGACCGGGAGAGCCTGAAGTCCTCCGTGGGCCGGTCAATATTCTGCCCGCGCTGTGATGAGTTAATGGATTACCGACGGGCTGTGGAATTCTCCGTCTGGGAAAACGAGACGGGTAAATGCGCCACCGTGCGGGCGCTATGCGCTTCGTGTTGGGACGGTGTGTGTGATCTGGTCACAAAGCCCGGTGTGAAATACCGGGTGGATGTTATCGACGGAAGGAAGCTTAAGTGAAGCCCCTCCTTCGTGTCCTAGGCTACCTTGGGCTTTGCATCCTTTTCACCCTCCTTCTCATTCTGTCGGCTCTCGCCGGTAAATAATCCAAGCCAATCGCCACGGCCCACAGGAACCCCCTGTGGGTCTTTTCTTTGCCCGTGTGGTATCATCACACCGCCCGCCCGCTTTCCATTCCTTAGTAGGCCATCCCTTCCTTTCGTTCCCCCCCCCCCTACCTTCGCCAGGTTATTTGCATAGCACTCCAAGGTAAGACATCCCATGTCCCACCCCGTTACATCCCCTGCGACCTCTCTGGTATCATCCCGAAATCTGTTTCGGGATCATGCGGTATCATGGTGCGGTATTCGGGATTCTCCATACGCCATACGGAATTCGGAATTCGGAAATCCAGAATCGGAAATCGGGGTACAGGGAAATCTCCATGCCATGAAAGATTACCCTTGACGAGGTGGATCATGGTGCGGTAGGTTGGGTTCTTATGAAACCCCGAGTTCTTGTGGCGTGTGAGTACAGTGGCCGGGTTCGCGATGAGTTCGCGGCCCGAGGCTGGGATGCGTGGAGCTGCGACTTTGAACCCAGCGATACAGTGGGCCAGCACTACCGTGGAGATGTTCGGGATCTCCTCAATCAGCACTGGGACATGATGATCGCGTTTCCGCCCTGCACCTACCTCTGTGGAAGCGGCATGCACTGGACGACTCGTGGTCTCCGCGACCCCAAGCTGACCGATGAAGCACTCGCATTCGTTCATCTGTTACTAAATAGCGGTATCCCCCGTATAGCAATAGAGAACCCAGTCGGTGCTATCAACACACGCATTTGCAAACCGTCCCAAATGATACAGCCGTGGCAGTTTGGTGATAACGCGAGCAAGCGCACCTGTCTGTGGCTCAAGAACCTTCCACCGCTGGTTCCCACAGACATCCTTCCGCTACCCGCTTCGGGGAGGTGGGCCAATCAAACCCCCAGCGGGCAGAACAAACTCGGTCCTAGTCCCACCCGCTGGAAGGAGCGATCCAAGACCTATCCCGGCATCGCCCGCGCAATGGCCGATCAATGGGGTTCCGCTCCCCACACACCATCCAGCAATCAAACGCGATCCTAGACCCCTTCCCGCTCCAGCAATCCACATCCTCCATCCTCCATCCAACCCGATACTTCGCAATCAGTGGGAGGGTTATTGAAAAACCGCCGCTGAGCGCGGGGGGCCGGTACGAGCCCCCACGCAGCGTCTCAGCGTTGCGGTTTTTAACTCCCTAGAAGAGGGAGTGACAAGACTCCCTCTAGGGAGGTAGCAGTGGCTATGGGAACTTCTTGGTATGCTCTGCAAAATGAACATTCCTTTACATTGACATGTTGCCGTGCATGACGCATTCTGGTCTTGCTATGAGTTACCTAGACAATGGTTCAACCCTTCGGTCGATGTTCCGACTGATGCCCCCGCAACGCCACGATGCCGACCCGGACAAGTCCGAGGTACTGGCCCACATTCGTGAGAATCTGAGATGTGAACTTGGCCGTGCGATCCGGGCGTTCAACTCTATGAGGAACAAGAAGTCCCAGGTGATTGTATATGACATGGTTCATAGGCAATGGCGCGGGTGTGATTGGGTTCCTCCGGAGGATGAGGACAGGGTGGCTTTGCTACTAAGAACGATCAATGACCTGAAGCGTGATGTTGCGTATCTGAAGACATCGGTGAAGAAGCATGAGAGGCTCTTTGGCCAACTTGAGCGCAAGCGATCGCGCAAGCGTGAGGAAGAGGAAGATGAGACCGTGGAACCTGAACCCGAGTCCGAACCCGAACAGCAACAAGCCGCTCCCCCCGAGAAGGAAGCGGCTGATGGAGAGGATTGGTTCAAGGCTATGCGCGAGGCCCTCGCTGAGACCGAGCAAAAGGCTTCGGCTCCTTCAGTTGCGCCCCGGTCATCATCATGGGATTCCACTGCTCCCACAGAATACCCTTGGGAGAATGCTGAAGATGTAGTGAGTTAGCACTCAGCCTCGATCCGCGCTTGCAGAAGGCCAGTTGGAACCGCCGGGGCTTCGACTGGCCTACTTCATGTAGAACCGCTATCTCCCGCGCCCAGTTGGCGAGTTCGGACGATCCGAACCCTGAGTGTGCGAGTTCCATGGTAGTGAGCGGCTCGCCATCCTTCCGTTGGGCTTTGCTGATGTGATGCATCCAGATCCAAGCGACCTTGGTCTCGTGCAGGATGGGTTGAAGCTTGTTCCGTAGGAACGTGCTGACTTCGCCCTGATCGCTGAGGTCTCCGCCGAAGTAGGAGAAGAGCGGATCGCCGATGATGACATCGAGCTTTGAACGGGTGATGAACCTCCGGGCGTAGGCCAGGAACGCGTCACCGGTGCGGACAGCCTCGGTGCGGAAGTGCAGGTTCTCTTGCAGGATGTGGATGTCGGGCGTGTGCATGTTCAGTCCCTTGATGATGCCCTTGAACGCCTCGGCGAGGTCGCCCTTGTCGTTCTCGGCTTGCACGATACCGATGCGGAGTGGTCGTACCGGTGCAACACCGAAGAAGTCCCTGCCCATGGCCCATTGGATGACGATCTGCATCATCAGGGATGACTTCCCAATGCCGGTGCCACCGCTGATGATCATGCTGGAGCCTCGTGTGATCCATCGATTACCGATCAGGTTGTCGGGATCTTTCTTTGGATCAAAGTCCATGAGGTCTTTGACCGTGACCACAGTAGCTTTGTCATCATCGGTCTCACGATCCGTGAGCCATTCTTCCCATGAGTTCGCACCCAGGTTGTTGGCCAACAGCTTCTGCTTCTGGTCTCCGCGCCATGCTCCGGGTAGCCGGGAGAAGCGTGATGGATTCTTGTTCTTGGGATCGATGCCGGGGATGGATGAGTAGATGAGATCCCTGCGGGCATCCCATTCCTTGCGGGACGGTGCATCCACCCGGACCCATGCGTGGATCGATTTGCCACCGCTATCGATGAGTACGCTGATGGGTAGGCCAGAGGAGCGGAGGAGCTGTTCCTGCTCGGCCTTGGGCTTGTCATCGAACTCCACCAGGACATGACGGTACGCGCTCACATCATTGTCCGATCCGCTGTAGAGGCTGGGCCGGAAGGGGTTGATGCGGACGAACACCCCATCGGTGCGGTCGCTGCGGAACAGGATGGATTCGGGGTCATCGAAGCGGGCGATCCAATCCTCGATGGGCAGGAAAGACCCGGAGGTCATTGGCTTACCGTCCTCGACCTGCTCGCAGATACAGACCACCTCGGTGGGCGCGAATGCGGACTGAAGGAAGCGTTGGAACTCCGAGGCATCGTGCGAGGCCGGGACGGGGGCTGCGGGAGCGTTTGATGGCGCGTCAGGCTCATCATGCCCCACGGTATTTTGAGTCACTGGAACGGGCTTCGGCTTGTTAAAGGTTACCTTTGTTATGTTGAAAGGTGTTGTTCCTTGTGTATGCGATCCTTCAGCAAGGTGCCCACGGGGTTTGGAGTGATGTTTGGATTGGGCCTGAGCAATCTTATGGAGGAGTTCCTTCTCGCTCCATGGGGGTTGGCAGGATCGGTTCCATTCGGAGAGGAGATTGAGAGCGTCTCCGCTGGATAACCCGAAGCCGTGAGCGAGGCCCACGGCGGCGGTGTAGGTGGTTGAATGGCCGTTCTGTCCTGAGACGGCTGGCGGTACTTTGGCAAGCCAAAGAGCCGCTCGTTCGAGCGTTGTCATGTCGTTGATTCGTTGCTGAGTTGGACTGCGGAGGCTATGGCCTGCTTGTTATTACGAACTTGGAGTGGAATTCAGATTCGAGGCGAACGTATATATTGTCGCCCCGGCGATATATGACTACTGGAGTTCGGAGTTCGGCCAGACGGTACTGAGCGCATCCAATGAGTTCGACGATGATTGCTGGGTTGGTTCGGTTGACGTACCAAGTTCTTGCATCTTCCATTTACGTTGTTCCTTTATTGGGTAAGCGATCCATCCGTTGGCAACTCCCCACGATATGATTCGTGGCGCATCTTCGATAAGCTTGCGATTCTCCTCGGTGAGTATGGTTCGTTCTTCTTCGGTGATCTTGGACGGCTTCTTATTGTTTTCCAACCGTGCTTCGTACCAAGGCTGCTCGTGTCGTGGAGTCTTCATGGGTGCGATAGTTTGGCCAACATACAGTTGCAATAGTTGCCTTTGGTTGCGGCGTTACACTTTGGGTGATGCACCGGATTGGAAACGATATGTGCTGTCAGATCCTTTGTGATGGTGACGAGTTCCAGGATGCGAGCTGACGCCTCGGCGCATAAAGCGTTGGCTGCTCCATCGACGGAGCAGATCTCGGTGGAGAGGATGTTGAGTGCGTTTACGATGTCGTGTGTTGAGGACTTGTGCATGGATCAGATTTGTTTGTGGATGATGATTCCGTTTCCCTTTGCATCGGTGAGTTCGACTGACCGAACGTCTTCCAGCTTGGCCAGTGTCTTCAGCATTTCGATGGGGTCATGGGCTTGTGCTACGCAGGTGAGGTGGATGTCTCCATCTCCGTGGATGACCTTGAGGTTGTCTTTGGTTCGATCCCTTAAAACGCGGATGGTCCGCCCCTCGGAGAGACGGACCACCTTGATCGATTCCACTAATGGAAACGAATGTCTGGTCATATTAACTTGTTGCAGTGCGGACAGGTTTTGATTTTACGGAATTCGATTGGCTGAATCCCGGCCCACGCACAGAGATCGTGGTAACTTCGCAGACCGAAGTTCTTGTACTTGAACGGTCGAACGTCCCCGGACTTGATCATGGTGATGAGTGTCACTGGGTTGTTGACCTTGAGCTGAGTCATCAGCTTGGTATTGCGAACGCTGAGTCCGTTGGTCCACAGGTTCTTGGATTCCTCCTGCCTATTGTGAGCTTTGAGGACCTGATGAACACGTTGCTTGGACATCTTGAGGGTATCACCGATGACTTGGTAGGTGAGACCTTGCTTACGGAGTTCGGTGACCTTCTCGATTGATTCTGTTAGTTTCACTTTTGGTTTACGTTTCTTCTTCGTGGGTGCTGTGACTACCGGAGCGGGAGTTGGATTGCTCGGTATCGTTTGTTCGCTTTGTGGCACTGCACGCACAGACCGGTCTGAACTGTGCAGCCGCAGCCCAAGCAAGCGGCTAACTCGTGACATAACTGTTTCCATCGTTGTAGTTCCTCTATCGTTTCTTTGTTTTGGTTTTGGTTTTGCTGTTCTTGCGAATGTACCATACGCATGAAATTGAGATCTTATATTTGGCCGACAATTCACGGAGCGTGTAGGTGTGATGCTCCTTGAGGATGGCGGTCTTGATCTCGTCCGGGATCGCCAGCCACCGCCTCTCGATCCGAGGGCTCGGATCTTTGAACGGCTTGACGACGCCCACCATCCGCTCCATTGCCTCCTTGGTCAATCCGAATCTTGCCAGTGTACTCATTTTTCAGTTGGTTGATTTCACGCTCCAGGTTTCGAGCGAAGTCGGGCCAGAGCGCGAGGCGATCTTTGAGCCAGAACTCGACGTATGCATCGGTGCGCGGGGTATCGCTCATGGTTTTAGGTCCCTGCATTGTTTGATCGCATCGTCTATGGCCTTACGCATCATCGGCCACTCCTCGGGGTTGATGCTGATCTTACCATGACCATCAGCGGATTGGCTTACCTCGACGTATTCGCCGCCCCCTTCATCGACGATTTCGATGTCAGTGCATTCCATCGAAAGCATATGGTCGTCGGTGGGTGACAGCACCCATTTGATCGGTCGTAGTTTCATCTTCCATCCAACCATTTCTTGAGGTCGTTCAACTCGTTCACTTTGGCTTCGAGTTCTTTGATGCGGTCGTTCGCTCCAGCCAGTTGCCGCTCCAACTGACGGGCGAAGCCAGCCTTCACGAAGTGCTGGAACGCCACGGTGACAACCGGCTGTCGGTCTGTGCGCGGTGTTTTGCTGACCTTTTTGTTGGCGTTAACAAGATGGTTCACAACTTCACCTCCT